AAACGGAAAAGACCAATCACAAATGTCAATGTACCCGGATCAGTTCACACTTTATAAAATTGGGGTATTCGATGACACTGAAGGAAGTATTAATCGTATTGATCCGCTTTCGCTGGGTAATGGTATTGCTTATAAAGATAGTAATCTTGGGCCAGCAGATGTGGACGAAACCAGGCTGGCGAGAATTGAAAAAGAAGTTAACCGAATTGTTTCAATCATCATAGGAGATAAGTAGCATGCAATCAGTAATGAAGCACTCGTTCAGCGAGGTACCCTTTGTAGATATGCCAAGGTCCTCGTTCAACAGGAGCCACGGATACAAAACAACATTCGATGCCGGATACTTGATTCCGGTCTTCGTAGACGAAGCACTTCCAGGAGACACATTCAACCTTCGCCCTACTCTATTTGCTCGCTTGAACACACCTGTCTTTCCTATCATCGACAATTTATTCTTAGACATACACTTCTTCGCGGTACCAGTCAGACAACTGTGGACGAACTTCAGGAAATTCTGTGGTGAACAGACAGACCCGGGCGACTCAACAGATTACACAATTCCAATATCAGCAGCACCGATTACAACGGGCTATTCCAATCAGACCCTTCAAGATTACCTGGGTCTCCCAACAAAAGTACCGGACTACGAACATTCAGCACTATTCACAAGAGCGTACAATCACATATTCAACGAATGGTACAGAGACCAAAATCTTATCGACTCAGCAGTAGTGGACACCGACGACGGGCCGGACACAGTAACGGATTACGTACTGAGAAAAAGAGGAAAACGTCATGACTACTTTACAAGCTGCCTACCTTGGCTACAGAAAGGAGACGCGGTTGAACTCCCTCTGGGAACAGACGCCCCGGTTACAGGATTCGGTAAAATCGACCAAAGTTATGGTGGTGCGGCTACGCCATACGAGACAGACGGAAGTGGTACAGCGTCTTACGCGGCTGCCCGGACAATTGGTTCAACGCCAGCGGCAAACCAGTTCACAGTAGAGGAAGATCCAAACAATACAGGTTATCCAAACATCAGAGCAGACCTATCAGCAGCAACAGCGGCAACAATAAACGAACTCAGGCAAGCATTTCAGATTCAAAAACTACTCGAAAGGGACGCCAGAAGCGGAACGCGTTATTCAGAAATCGTCAAGGCGCACTTCGGAGTAAACTTCCTCGACGTAACCTATAGACCAGAATTCCTTTCCGGGACATCAGTCCCGGTAAATATTACGTCAGTACCCCAAACATCAGAGACAAACACAACTCCTCAGGGAACATTAGCAGCATTCGGACATGCCGCGTTATCAGACGGCGGCTTCACAAAATCATTCACAGAGCATTGCGTAATAATGGGCATCGCTTCGGTGCGTGCCGATCTTACATACCAGCAAGGCTTAAACAGGATGTTCAGCAGGTCAACAAGGTACGATCATTACTGGCCAGCGCTAGCGCATATCGGCGAACAATCCGTGCCAACAAAGGAAATATACTGCCAGGATCCAACAACAGACACCGGCGCGACAGGAACGCCGGACAACGATAAAATATTCGGATATCAGGAAAGGTGGGCCGAGTATAGGTATAAACCCTCACTTATTACAGGAAAATTCCGATCAAATGATGCAGCGTCACTGGACGCCTGGCATCTATCACAAGAGTTCGGATCACTTCCCGGACTCAATCAAACGTTCATCGAAGAAACACCACCCTTAGACAGAGTAGTAGCAACGGTAACGGAACCAGATATGATTATGGACTGTTACTTCAATCTTCAGTGCGCCAGGCCAATGCCACTCTACTCGGTGCCTGGACTTATCGACCACTTCTAGGAAAAAACAATGGGATTATTCAGCGGAATAGGGTCGGCGGTAGTGGCCGCCGGCGCGTCATATCTTGGAGGAATGCAGCGTAATCAAATGCAGCAATCCATGTCGAAAGATCAGATGAAATTCAATGCGAGGGAAGCGGAAAAGGACAGATTCTTTCAGGCAATGATGTCGAATTCAGCACATCAAAGAGAGATAGCTGACTTAAAAGCAGCAGGTCTCAATCCAATACTATCAGCAAGGTTAGGAGGAGCATCAACACCAAGCGGAGCAACGGCAACCTCAGCACTGCCTCAGATGGCAGATGCAATAACACCAGCGGTAAACGCGTTCTTCAATGCGAAGTCAGTAGAAAGTAGCGTAGGCGTTCAGGAATCACAAAGAGGAGTAAATATAGCAAGCGTTCAGAAAACCCAACAGGAAATATCAAACCTCAAAGTTTCACAAAACTACACGGAGGAACAGATCAAGAAAGTCGCGTACGAAATCGAAGGGATAAAATCCGACGTAGAGTTAAAGCTTGCGCAAGCATATGGAAAGGACCTCGACAATATTCCAAAAGCAGTAATAACGGAATTCATAGAGAAATATCCCTGGCTCATAAAAATAGGAAAGGTATCAAAGGAGCTGGGAATAACAGTCGGCGACATAACAGATATGATTCGCCTGACGTTCAGCAGATCACTTAACAGAGCGTTCGTAAACATACTCAAAACGAGGTAAAAATGAGCAAGATTCATACAGGACCAGGGTTAACAGAACAAAGCCACAAAAAGGAAACAGATCTCAATTACATCCTGAAGGATTATCAGAGGACAGGATATCTCAGACATGCAAAAAATCATCAGGGAAAGTATGACGACATCACAACACAAGACTTCCAGGAAGCGATGTTTAAAGTCACAGAAGCAAAAAGGATGTTCGAAGAACTCCCCGCGGCCGTAAGAAAAAGGTTCAAAAACGATCCGGCACAATTCCTAGACTTCGTCCACGACGAGGGAAATCTACTCGAGATGAAAAAGCTCGGGATACTAAAAGGAAACGACGGTATCAACGTCGAGGGAACAAAAATAAATGTTCCCACACAAGCAGAGTACGATCAGTACGTAAAAGAAAAACACGAGGCTGAAGCAGCAGCAAAAAAAGCAGGAGAAGGAGATAAAAAAACCTAATAAGGGTATAAAAACATTCGATTGGTCATATCCCCATATAAGGACTATACTCTATATAAAGGTAAACAAAACAGGGGAATAAAATGATTAAAGAATACCAATCGATGGAAACATTACAGTCGGCGTACAACAGGAAAGAAGCATATTCGCCAAGCTACATTGTAGTCGGCGGTAAAAGGTATCTCCGTGTATGCACGGTACAGCTCGTAGAGGCTAACAACCCAGAGAAAAACAGGTTCATCATCGCAGACACGATAACACGAGATCTAAAGGAAGAGGATTAGAAGACCAGGACAGGCCAAGGAAGGCCGTCTAAGGGCAGGGACAGCCCGCACAACTCAAAAACCAGTCTTCGCCCTGTAGACTCTTCACAGAGGCAAAAAAAGGCAACAGAAAGGACCAAATTTGTCCTTTCCCCACCATCAGCTACTAGATGTAAATGGTGGGAGTGACACCAAACCAGTGTCACGACAAAAAAAAGGGGCTAATATTAACGGCGTGTGCAACAAATGCGCGCGCGATATTAACCCACCAAAATAATGGGGAACTCATTATGGCAAAACGTAAAAAACTAAGCAGTAAAGGATCTCGGAGACTCTACCGAGGTACGGTAAACAAAACTCACATGTTCAATATCAATGCCCGGCCGCTTCGCGGCGGAACAAGGCTGTGAGATTAAGTGCCTTGCTTCCACCCGATCAGAGGTTATCGGGCTAGACACACTAACCCGGAAACCGGTAAACGGTCGCTCGTATTCAATGCCAAGGATGGCTTTATCGACAGACCGGTAAATATTCCATGCGGGAGGTGTAAAGGATGCAGACTAGACTATTCCAGGCAATGGGCAATAAGATGCGTCCACGAGTGTCAAATGCATGAAACAAATTGTTTCATGACACTAACGTATAACGAAGAAAACCTCCCAGAAAACGGGTCTATCAGTAAACGAGAGATTCAACTATTCTTCAAAAAACTCAGGAGGAAAATCGGAAAAAAAATAAGGTACTTCGCTTGTGGCGAGTACGGAGAAGAGAAAAAGCGACCGCACTATCATGCAATCATATTCGGGTACGACTTCCCGGATAAAAAGCTCTTCTTCAAAAAAAATGGAAATCTAGTATTCAGGTCAAAAATTTTGGAAAGCGTCTGGACAAAAGGATATTCAACAATCGGAGAGGCAACATTTGAATCAGCCGGATACGTAGCACGATACGTGATGAAAAAAAGAAAAGGAGATATGGCGGACGAAGAAAACAAAAAACATTACCAGGTAACAGATAAAGAAACAGGAGAAACAAATTGGCTAGAACCAGAGTTCTGCCTAATGTCAAGAAAGCCGGGAATCGGTAGAAAATGGCTCGAAAAATTCCACGGCGATACAGATAAGGATTTCATCACGATAAAGGGACAAAAGATGACGCTTCCGAAGTACTATGATGAGGTACTCGCGGAAGAATACGGGCAAGACATGAAGGAGAGAAAATGGAAACGTATTGAAAAAATAAATCAAAGCGACAATACACCGGAGCGGCTCGAAGCAAAAGAAAAAGTAAAAGAAGCTCAAGTTCAAAATCTATACCGATCATTCGAGGAAAATACAAAGTGAAACTCAACGTATACAGTATATTCGATTCAGCCGCCGGCGCCTATGTAACACCATTCTTTATGCACGCGGATGGACTGGCGATAAGGGTATTCCAAAGCAACATAAACGGAAAAGACCAATCACAAATGTCAATGTACCCGGATCAGTTCACACTTTATAAAATTGGGGTATTCGATGACACTGAAGGAAGTATTAATCGTATTGATCCGCTTTCGCTGGGTAAT